ATATTTGGGAACAGATGAAGAACGAAAACACTATACTTTATATTTTAATGAAAAAATAAAAGAAAAATGTATTGAAAAAAAATATATATTCTTTGATATTTATAATAATTATATAGATGAAAATGGATATTTAAGAAAAGATTTAAGTGATGGCAGCGTTCATATTGGTAATGGTATTTATATAAGTAATTTTATAAAAGAAAATAATTTATAAAATAATCAGCGTTTTACACACTTGAAGATTTAAAACCGCACCTTTCGGCGAAATAAAAAATCAAAAAGGGTTGCCTATTTCAAGGCGTGTAAATAAATTACGTCCAAAACTTGACGAAAAATCTTAGCTATTATATTTAATCTCACGACACATAAGTTCTTCGTTGGTTGAGTAAATCGGCTTCATTTCAGGGTCGGCTTTTATGACAGAATGAGGTCTTTCATATGATTCAATTTTATTCATATTATACTTTATATAATATGATTCTGTTTAAATATGTTTATTGGTTTTATATTTATTTCAAGTAAAAGGCTATTTCTAACCCATACCTTAGTTGCTATATGCTAACCCACCCATGCCCGACATAACTCTCAGCACGTTATAGTTAGTGGCATAGACGCGGACCTTGGCGGTGTTGGTTCCCTGGACTGTTGAGTTGGAAAGGACGAGCTGAAGAGTAGCATTGTCGATTCTGGAAAAGTTGCAACTTCCACTGGGCTGGTGTTCTTCGGGGCGAAGAGCAAACGAGTAGACGCAAATACCAGTGTCAGGAGAACGAGTGTGGTGCTGGTAAGGCTGGACGAGGTCAAAGTAGGTACCTTCGCGTTCGGTGAAGCGGTCCTGGCCATTGAGCTGGAGCTTGGCAGTGACAACGGGGTTCTGTCCCCAGCAGTGAATGTCAAGAGCAGTTTCAGCAAGAACAAACGTGCCTGCGTCAGAAACACCAGAGTTGGAAAGAGGCAAACTGTCGTTATCGAAACCAAGTTCACCGCCGGCAGCACTAGCATTGGTCCAGAAACCGGCGCCAGTAACATCTTCAGCACCGGCGTCGTGGAACAAGCCAGAAGCTCCGATGAATGAACCTGTAGTAGCAGAAACACTTGCCTTGCCTCCGAAAGAGTGGATGGCGTTGGGAAGAGCATCGACGGCGTCAGTGTAGTTGAAGGGCTGGGCGCCAAGAGTCTTGTAAAGGAGACCTCCGGCATCAAGAGAAGAGCAGTAGTCAACGTTGGAATCAGACTGAACGACAAAGACGAGTTCTTTACAAGGGTGATTGAAGTTGAGCTTGATCTTGTTGGACGAAGAACCGACCGATTCATCACCGGTGAACTGAAGCTGTTCAATAAGGTATTCGTGGGGGTTCTGAGCCATGCGTCTACGCTCATCGGTGTCAAGGAAGACATAATCGACATAAAGAGACGCGGCGACAAGAGACTGGTTGTAAGCAGAGGCGACCTTGACGCTGCCAGAAGCAGCAGACAGACTGGACACGGCCCAGAGACATTCATCAATGGGTCTCAGGTCGAGATTAATCTTGACCTCGTGGTACTGAAGCGCAATGAGAGGAAGAGCAAGTCCGGGATTGCGGCAAAACCAGAACTGGAAGGGAACATAGAGGGTGGTTTCGGGGAGGGCGTTTCTGGGAGCGCAAACCTGGCGAGGGGCAGTTGTGCCGCCGCAAGGACCATCAACGTCGACGAAAGAGGGATCGGTGATATACGTCAGCTGAGTGGTGTTTCCAACCATCTTGAAGTAGCCTCGTTCCTGTTCCTTAGAAAGGGTGAGCTGATTCCAGATATGCATCCAATCACCATACTGGCGATCAATGCGCTGGCCACCAATTTCGGTTTCAACCTGGGCGATTAACTGCTCTCCAGGGAAATCGAGCCATCTGGCATAAACAGCTCCAGTAGTACCCTTCATAGACTGGTTGATTTCGGGGAGGGTAACCTGAAGATAGACACGGTAGCAAAGATCACCATTGCGACTGATTGTGCAGGTAACACGACGTCCGAAATCGGCTTGTCCGTTGAATGTCTGTTCGATAGACTCCATTGCGAAATTGGTATGTCTGCGGTAAGTAACCTTCCAGAAAGTAATTTGAGGGTTGCCCGTAAGATAGACATCCTGGGCACCATAAGCGACAAGTTGCATTAATCCACCTCCCATTGTTGTTTTATAATATTGCTAAAGAAAAAAAAATAATTTAATTGAATTTAATTAAATTATTGGGGGTTTTTACACTAAATAAATATTTATTCTATAACATGTCCTATTTTTTTTCTATCAGGATTGTTTCTAGGCTGGCTTCTAGATTGGACTCTATAAACTCTTTTAAATAAGTATCGTAAAAATATTCCTTTTTGCTGTGATGTTTTTTGGTAAAGATATATTTTCCTCTTACTTTTTTGACATTCCATCCATCTTGAATAGCATTGTAAATAAATGACATTTTTTGAAGCCTTACAAAGTCGTTTTTTTGTTTTGAAACATTACTTTTGGGAGTTGGAGTGTTAGGATTAGAAGTAGAAGAAGAATTATTAGCCTCCATATTTTATATATAAACACCATTTTATTGTTAACATAATAACGATTTTGGAAATAACAAACATGAAAAATAATTGTATTAAACCCATAATAGGGAGATATTTATAATGAGTAAGTTTAAGCCTAAGAATACCAAAAAAATTATTGTAGATAAACAAAAGAATATTACTCTTGATATAAAACATAAGGAAATACTGGTAAAATTCAAGGAGGATAATGAAATAACAATACCAGCATTGATTAAAGAAAAACGGGATTTGCTAAATCAAATCAAAAAAAATGACTGTGTTACTATCGAAGATGAAATGGAAAAAAAGGACAGGTTGAACTTTATTAAAAAAGAAATAAAAAGGATTAAGGATTTGGAAATGAATTATCTTCTTAATAATTCAAAATACATATTTGACTATTTTGAAAATAAAAAAAATATATCCGAAGGGAACAATAAAACAAAACTACTTAACCATTTTTTCAAACTAGACAAGGATCAAAGTGAATTAGACTATGAAAAAAATACAAATGTTAACAAGTATTTCGCAAATGTAGACGAGACCTTTTTAAACATTCAGAATTACACAGTTCAATCTGACATTTGTAAATTATGCAATAAAGGAGAACTCATTCCAGTAGAACACGACGGGGTTGTTGTGTGCAACCAATGCTTTTATCATTTCAAATTTCTGGTAGATAGCGATAAGCCCGTATACAAGGAACCTCCCAAGGAGGTATGTTTTTATGCGTACAAGAGAATTAATCATTTTAGAGAAATCCTAGCACAATTTCAAGCAAAAGAAACGACTCAGATACCAGAAGAGGTAATAGAAACGATAAAGCAACAGATTAAAAAAGAGAGGATACATACGTCTCAGATTACTAATAAACGGGCAAAGGATATTTTAAAAAAACTGGGGTATAACAAGTATTACGAACATATTCCATTTATAAAGGATAAGCTCGGTATTAAACCCCCTATAATGAATCCTGATTTGGAGGAACGATTGTGTAACTTATTCATAGATATTCAAGGACCTTATGCTAAATATTGTCCTGACAATAGAGTTAACTTTCTTAATTATTATTACACGGTTTACAAATTGTGCGAATTATTAGACCAGAAGCAATTTCTCCCGTTTTTCCCTATGCTGAAAGACAGAGAGAAGCGAATAGAACAGGATGAAATTTGGAAAAAAATATGCGACGAACTTGATTGGGAGTTTATTTCAACGATTTAATTTGGCTATATTTTTTTTTATCAAGAGCAAGTTCTGGAAATTTTTATATATTACAAAAAAATAATAAAATATAAAAAAAATGAATGATGGCATAAATATAAATTATAGGATTGTGAAAATTTACACAAATCTCGGAAATCCTACTAGGTTTGCTCCGATACCGAATCCAGCACCACTTCTAGCATGAACGCCCATAGATGGGATGTATGTATCCAAGATACTGAACGTAGCTGCGGCCGTTAGAGCGATCAGAGCTACTTCGTCAAACCCGGGTGATTTTTTAGGAATCACGTAAGCAGCAATAGCGACCATAAGACCTTCGACCAAATATTTCATGGTGCGTTTCAACAATTCTTCAACGTCTAAACCTTGTAAAATCATTTCTATATTAATATAGTAGAAAAAAATAAACTTAAATAGAAACATACATTAACTATTAAAATGCATAAACGAATTGCTAAACAACAAAGCGCCGAAAGAAACTCTAAGCGCGAAAATAGACCCGATGGAGTGGAATATAGAAATAAAGAGGATGGAAGCGCAAACCCTAAATATGTTGACGTGTTGGACGAGGATAAACCGATTGCCGGTCAATCCTATTGCTGTGTTTCATTTCTTTCTCCCGAAACAATCCTGAGAAACCGAGAACTTTTTATGTTCTCCAAGTTCCTAAATAAATGGGACATTAGAAAGTCTTTGGAGAAATATTCTCAGTTTCTACATTTCATATCATACAAGTATGGCGTTGATTTTGACAAGTTAAATTCCGATATGACTGATTTTTGTAAGGAGGAAGGAGGAAAGTTGTTTTCTTCAACTGTAGAAGACGAGTTCAAAACATATTTGGACGCCAATGAAGAAAAACTCGAAAAGGAATTCAATCAGGAAAATAACTTTCAAACCAGCGTAAGAGGTCTCAAGGTTCGCGGGTCGTTTAATAGTCAGCATGAGGCAGAACTGAGGTGCAAGAGTCTTAGAGAAGTTGACCCGAATCACGATGTATATGTAGGTCAAGTTGGTATATGGATGCCTTTTCATCCAGAGGCTTACAAAACAGGACGTGTTGAGTATTTGGAAGAGGAGTTGAATCAGTTGATGCACGAGAAGACTAAAAACGAATCAAGTGCCAAAGTTGAGTTTGATAAGAGGATCAGAGAGACGAAGGAAAAGGCTATGGCAGATAACCGTAAAAAGGCATTAGAGTCTGGAAACGTTTTGACCCAAACTATGAATGCTGAAGGGAACTTGATAAACATTAAGGATTCGTTGCCATTCGATGGAACCATACACGAACACGAAAAAGATGTCAATGACGATGACGATGTTGAGAAGAACTTTCAGAAGCAATTGTTTGAATCTGACAATATCGTCATCAAACGGTCGGAAAATAAAGATGAATTGTAAAAAACCCGCCAAACCGCCAACATATAACAAAAACTTCCAGATGTAGAATAAGTAATATTATTATTATAAAAAATAATAATAATATTTCCAACCACACGCATTTCACTCTATTCGAATCACCATTTGTTCTTTTTAACATTTATTTTCTGTACGTTTTTTCTTTTCTTTGAATCATCTGGATTATAGCTAGGTTCATCATCGTCTGAATTGAGTTCTTTTGATAAATCCCAGAATTCCTTCGACCCCAACTTAAAGTCGGCCCGCTTTTCAGACTTGTACCAAAAAATCTGATCCTGTAACTTGTTAGATTTTGCGTTATTGTTTATAACTAGGCATTCGAAATTTTCAGTACATTGGTCCATAACTTGAGAAAATGACTCGAATGTAGGAAACATTCCGGCGTAATTTTCCCATATTCTCTTACGGTTAGCAATATAGGGTTCTCTAAGAATAAACACATAGTCTATGTTTGTTCTAAGATTTG